TGCTCGGCTGCTAGGCGTTGCAACTGTTGGACAACCGCCGGGGGTAGGTTCGCTTGAGATTGGTCATTGGAGCCGGCTTCCCCTATGCCGGCGCCGAAATACTGCGCAAGCTGATCGGCGGTCGGGGTATAAAGCGCGGCTAGGTCAATGCCTCTCTCACGGGCGAACTGGTCAATGAACGCCATAGGATCGCGCTGAGCTTGATCCCAGTAGGAGAACAATGAGCCAAGGAACTGAGCATCATTCATGCCCTGCCGCTGCCATGTATCACGACGCGGGGCTAGAACCTGCTCAAACTCGTTATAGCGCTGTCGCTGCTGCGAGATTTCGGCCATCTTTCGGCTGTAGTCAGCCTCTAGGCCCTTATTGCGCGTCAGCAAAATCTTCTGAATGGCCGGGTCAAGGGCCATAAATTCATTTTTCTCTTCCGTAGTCCACCTCGCAGGTGGCTCTATCGGCTTATCGCTCTTAGCCTCTTTCTGCTGCGCACCTGCAGCGCCTTCCTGTGCGGGCTTTACTGACTGTTCGGCCTTAATGGGCGTATCATTGTCGCCGCCCTTGGGCTCCGTGCCCTGCGTTGCCGTGTCGTCATTTGGCTCGCTCTGGAATGCGCTTACGATAGTGTCTCGCAGCGATTCTTCAGTGCCGTCTTCTGTTTCTTTGTCGATCATCTCAGTCTCCTGCCTTCACTGTCGCCAGCTCCAGCATTCGACGCTTGGATACTAGCATGCGGGGGTGCTTCTAACTGCTATTCGTCGGGCGTTACGTCGGCGCGAATGTAGTCGCCGTCCTTAACGTTCTCGACCTTAACTGCGTCAACCGTGAAGCCATCGCTTTCCTTGGGCAGAAAGCCCTCGTCTGGGTTGACGTACCCAGCGCGCATCTTCTCGATTGTCTCTTTGATCTCGCGACCAATCTCACCCTTGGCCGGGCCGACTTTCTTGGCTTCCATCTTCTCATTCCCGATCTCGATGACATTGTTGCGCTTCAAGAACTCACGATGCGCAACGCGGCCATCTACCTCTTTGCCGTCGATGACATTCCGATACGGCTTCAAGTCACCCATCACCATTGGCGCGGGCAGCTCGCTGCGGTTACGGTTTTTTTTTACGACGTCGGCAAGCATGGCCTCGCTCTTCGCTACCAGCTTGCCGTCGCGGAACACCCAAGAGCCGCGCTCGACGGGCTTGTATTCAATGTCAGCGCGCTTCTCGCTGCGTTTAGAAGCAGCAAGCTCTCTGTCGATCTCATGCGCTCGGGACTTCGGCACCATGCCATGTCCGTCGCGGTAAACCATTGTCTCATGTGCGGGCATCTAATTCTCCTATGGTACGAGTGCGGGTAGGCCCATGTCATTCATGCTGTCCCAGTCGTAAAAGCCCTGGTCTTCTGCATACTCCTGCATAGCGCGCGATACGTCGGTAAAGCTGGCGGTCATCGCGCTGTTGATCCAGGCCAGCATCCGTTCGTTGAAGTTTCCGGCAGCGATGCCAAGCTCGTCCCAATACGTGTGCCAAGCCTGCTCATACGTCAGGCCAGTGGCACTCAGTATCGTCAGAAGCTCTGCGTGCTTATCGGACTGATTGCTCATCTACGTGACCCTCCGCCGGCGAACGCCTGCGTATATGCGTTCTGTTCGTTGAACTGCTGTTCGCGATCTGCGCGCTGGGCGCCGACGTAATCCATCTGCTCGCGATGCTGCATCTCGCGCTCTGCGCGTTCGTTCTCTGCTTGGAACTGCATAACGTTGGTCTGTGCCTGGACCTGCTGCGCACGCCCCTGCTGCTCGACCTGGGCCGCGCGGATCTGTGCGTCGGCCTGCGTCTTCTGTTCCTTGTTGAGCTGCTCGCGCTCGCGGATCTGTGCGTTGATAAGCAGCTCTTTCTCTTTGATGGCCAGCTCGCGCTCACGAAGCGCCAGCTCCTTCTCCTTGAACTGTGCGTCCATCATCATGCGCTCGCGCTCAAGCTGCAGCTTGCCGTTCTCAAGCTGCATCTCTTCCGGCGTCGGCGGACGCTCGCCGGCGGGCTGCCCGCCCTCTTCGGGCTTGGGCATGGGCTGGCCCATCAGGCTCTCAAGCGCGGCCTCGATGGATGCCTCCGTAGACTTGGCCATCGGGAAGCCACGCACGGCAAACAAGAGGATCTCACCCAGCAACGGCCCTGCGGCCGGCACCGTCTCAAGCATCTGCGTTGCTGCGCCCAGAAGCTGCGACACGCCCTGAACGAACTGAACCCGCTGCTCGCGGTCGTCGTTCTCGTCGGGCATTGCCAGGGTCTTCTCGTTGATCTTGACCCTGAACCGGCGCAACGGAGAGTTTTTCAGCAGCATCACCGCCTTGCCAAAGCGGATCGGGTCTGGCTGCTGCGTCATTGGATTGACCAGCACCTGCTCTGCGCTCGACACCATGCGGATCGTGTCAATGCTGTAGTGCTTGCAAATGATCTGCGCCTGGATCTCAAGCGCCTCACGCGCCATGCGCAGCATTTCGTTCTGCCGCGATGAGAGCCGCTTGTTGGCGAAGTTGCCCTTGATCTGCTGCGCCTTGGCCGTCTCGCGCGGATCCGAGGCGCCGCGCACGATGTCGGAAATACCCGTGATGTCGTACAGCTCGGCAATCAAGCGCTGCCGTGCGTTGTGCATCTTGTCGAGAACGGCGGCCACCTGCTCGATTGGGAAATACTCAATCGCGCCCTTGAGGCCACCCTTCTCCTGCATCATTGCGTAAGACTCGACCGCAATTAGGTCGTTTTCGTTGGCGCGCTTGGTGATGCCTTCCACAACGTTCGTCAGCGACTTGTCGTAGATACCGACAACGCGCAATGCCTCCGTCAAGAGCTTGATCCGGTGCGTTACTTCGTCAAGCTCAAGCGCGATGTCCTGCCACACGATGTAATCGGGCTGCGGGATAAGGCTTTCGTTGGTCTTGGTCCCGTAAGCGGGACGCGGGCAGGGGAAGAAGCAGTCAAGCTCCAGAAAGTCCTCTTGCTCGTCCAGAAACGCCTTCTTGTACTGCGGGCACAGCCAGTAGACCTTTTTGTCGTCTTTGCTCCAGATCTCCCAGACCTCGCCCTTGGCAAAGATGCCCTTGCCGGCGTCGCTTTCGTCGCCACGCGAGAACTTGGTTTCCTTGCGGCAGTCGATAGAGAGAGGGACTTTCTTGCCCAGATCACCAAAGCGCTTGACCAGCTCTTTGCGGGTCATCGGCACCCGGCGCGCGACCCAAGGCACATGCCGCCACTTTGACGCAGCGCCGTGCAGGAAGTCGCGATAGTGAACGTGTTCCCAGTCTACCTCTTCGTAGACCTTTTCTTCGTAGTCGGGGTGGTAGTACCTGCCCTTTTCGTCTTCCTTGACTTCGGCGCTCTCCGGCACGTCGTCACCATTCTCGACGTACTTCTTGTCGTCGGACTTCCTAAGTTGCATATACGGCTTGTACTTGGGCCAGATCACGCCACGCGACCCAAGCAGGTAGTCGTCGCGTGCTTCGCACAACGCATCGTGGAGCTCGTCGCCCTCCAGCTCGTAAGAGAGAGAGCGCTGCAGCACCATCGAGGCGTCGCGGGCAATAGGATCCCGGTCGTTATGCTTGCGGTTGACGTGCGGCTGTGGCGGCTGCGCGTAGACCAGCGGCTGCATGGTCTGGATGATCGACCAGAGCACGTTGTACTTGCGCTGCTCGCGGTGCTTGGGCTTCTCGGTGCTGTCGTCGTCGGCAACCTTGTACTTTTTGACGATCTTATCGACCGTCTCCCAATACTGGCGGTTGGCCTGCTTGGCGACGTCGATTTCTTCTATCCAACGCTCAACGTCGGTCATATGCTCCGTATCGTCGGTGATCGTTTCACCGCCCGATGATGCGCTATTCTTAGCGCCTGCAGGAGACTTTTTCACAGGCTTTTTAGCCATTTAACCCTCGCTATATGCGTTCAATGGCGGTGGAATCTCGGCTCTGATCGTACCAGAGCTGATCGAGTGAAACGTCCTTTAGCGTTGTCATCTTGACCTTTTTGTTGCCTGGCGTCGGCCGGATGTACGGCCTGGCCATGCACAGGTAACGCAGCGCGTCGGCAGCGTGGTCCTCCGCGTCCGTGTCGATGTCCTCCGGCCGGTCGGGGTCATGCTGCATCATGGGCAGGGTACGCAGCAGGTGGCCACACGTCTCCATGATGAAAAGCATAGGGACGTCCTTCCGCCCCGAGTGGGGGTGATCTTCACCGCCCAGCCTGCCGCGTATCTGGTCCCAGCCGGCCATTGCGCCGTTGGTTCCGACACGCTTGTTGTCGGCCCGGCGGAACGAAACTTTGCCGTTCGTTGCCCGGTACATGCGTTCGGCAATGCTGGGGCCGCCGTCACTGGCAAAAGCGCTGGGGTCGAGCACGCCAAACGTTATGTTGTCGCGTGCGTTGGTTTCTCTCTCTAGGATGCCTTTCGCCACTTCCTCTGCAAAGAGCTTAAGGCCCTGGTTGGCCTGCACCGTGCCGTCCGGCTTCATCTTGACGCCGTACCACTCGCGGTAGACGACGATGGCGCCCTTGGGGACCAAGTGACCCGACCGGGGATGAAACCAGTCCTCACTGGCAATGGCACCCCACAGATTACAGAACGGTTTGGCGGATCCCCAGTCCATGCCCCTGAAGCGCGTCCACCAGTCCGGCAGCTCAGCCGGAGGAAGGACGTGCTTGCGCTGGTCAAAGTTATCGAAAAACGCCCCGTCTACGACATAGAAATCGCCCTCAAGCCACGCCTTGACGAGCTGCTCGGAGCCGCTGTCCATCAGGCGCGCGATGTAGTTGGGGTCATTTTGTAGGAGGATCTGGTTATCCGTAACGCGCGACGGAATGTAGATGCGTTGGCTTTCGTACGTTTGGACGGAGCCATCCGGCAGCTTGCGCGTTGCGATCTCTTTGATGGGTTGCCAGCCGGCGGGATGCGGGTCGATGTACCTGGCGCGTACCCAGTTTGCGCCAACGCCGCCAGGGTTGCCCGTCAAGAGAAGTTGGCACGGTATGCCTTTCGCGGAACGCAGCGTTGCTTTGAGCTTCGCGATCGGCGCCCAGTTGGGGAACGTGCCGGCCTCTTCGATCACAACGTCCGTAAAGCTCTTGCCCTGGTAGTTGTCAGCGTCCTCATCGCGGTCCAAGTAGCCCAATTTGATCCACGCGCCGTTCGGAAAAGTGAACGTCATCGTGCTCTCTTTCCACCTCGCGCCGTGCTGTGGATACAGCTCCTTGGCGCGCAATATCACCTCTTCGAGCTGTTTGTACGTTCGCCGGAAGAAGATGCCGCGCATGCCCTTGCCGAACTGCAGCGCTTTAATTAGGAGCTTACCTAGTGCAGCGTCTGTTTTGCCGCCGCCTCTAGCGCCTCCAAAAAATCTCGTCAGCCCAGGTGCAGTGAACGAACGCTGTCTGAGGCCCAGGCTGCGG